TTCACAACACAATCAAAACGTGTGATATTCAAGCACATCAACTAGCCTTTGTGCATGATGAGTTACAGTTTGAATGTCCACCTGAATATACTGATACACTATCATCAGCACTTACTTCATCCTCCCTAATGGCGGGAGAAACCTATAACCTGAGGGTACCAATCGAAGCAGAAGCTAAGGTAGGTATGACCTGGGCAGATGTACACTAATTATGGCAACTAAATCTAAAACCTCACTGGGACGTATTGAATTCCAGTCCCGTGCAAAATATAAACACACCCGTCAAGGTAATGGTCGTCGCTCCCTTCCTTCGCATGGGCGTAAGCTCAAGCGAGGACAAGGTAAGTGAGTCTACTAATCGACTGTGATTACATTGTCTATAAGTGTTGCGCCGGTACAGAAACAGAAATTGACTTCGGGGAAGATCTTATCGTCGTTACCTCCCGATTCTCAGAAGCTTACGAATACGTTGAGAGAGAACTCTACAACATCGCTTCTGACCTTGGATGTTTTGATGATTCTATTTTGTTCTTTTCTGATAGTGTCAACTTTCGTAAATCTATTGACCCAACGTATAAAGGACACCGTAATCGAAAGAAACCGTGCGGCTACAAAAGGGTCATCAATAAGCTCAAGGAGGACTACAACGTTGTTGTGATGCCTACCCTTGAGGCTGATGATGCAATGGGTATCTACGCCACTAAAGAGCCTGGACACATTATCTGCAGTCCAGATAAGGATATGAGGCAGATCCCTGGTGAGTTGTATGACCTCAGTGATGGTGTTGTAACTATCACTCCTGAGGAAGGCTATCGTTGGCATCTTATTCAAACTATGGCTGGTGATCAAACAGATGGCTACGCAGGTGTACCTGGCATCGGCATTAAACGCGCTGCAGAACTTCTATCTAAACACGGTGATAACTGGAAGACTGTCGTAGATGCTTTCATGGAGAAGGGTCTCGATGAGTCGGTTGCATTGCAGAATGCACGGCTAGCAAAGATCCTTCAATGTGAAGACTATGATTTCACCAATCAAGAACCAAGACTTTGGTCTCCCAGCTCCAATTGTAGAACTGACAATGGAGCAACAGTTCAAACTAAAACAGATTGAGGATGCATTACGTCATCCAGAATCAAAGAAAGAAGATATCATTACGATCTTCCTAGCACTACAGCGTCAATGCTTTGTGCTTAGTAATTCAATGTCTAACCTCGTTAAAAAATGGCCTACACCTCGCCCAAACACTACGGAAGCAGCTGGGAAGTCGGAGACTTCATCCGACAACAGCAACTGAATTTCCATCTTGGTAATGCAGTAAAGTACATCTGCCGTTGTGGTAAAAAGGACGGAGAGACCACAATTAACGATCTTACTAAAGCCATCCACTATTTACAAAATGAACTTGAAAGCGAAATCCTTTCTCAGCGTCCAAGCAAAAGAATTCAGGAAAAGTTTCCAGGTCAGGAACAGTACGAGTCCAGCTTCACGGACTATGCAACGGAGTTTGATCGTTGAGGAATTCAAAGAGTTCCTTGAGTCAGAAAGCCAACTCATTATGGGTCTCCGTGTTAATGCTTCTGAATGCCTGAAGGAACTAGCTGATCTCGTGTATGTCTGCTATCAATATGCAGAGAACCTAGGTTGGGATCTCGATGAAGCTCTCAACCGTGTTCACATAAGCAACATGAGTAAACTTGGCGAGGATGGCAAACCAGTATACCGTGAAGACGGTAAGGTTCTAAAAGGACCTAACTATCAACCTCCTACTCTTACTGATCTCGTCTAATAATGTCTAAACCCACCAAAGAACTGATTGCCCGAACTGGGCGTGTACAATCCTGGATTGATGACCCAACCTCTCGCCTGCCTGTCTCCTGTACCGTCTTCGTTGTGGAAGACACTATGGAAGGACCCAACGGTATCGAAGCTTCATGGCGCTTCGTCAGCCATGCGCTCCGCTATGGTGCAGGAGTGGCTGTCCACCTTAGCAAACTGCGACCCAAAGGAGCTGAAAATGGTAAAGGACTCGTAGCATCTGGTCCTGTATCCTTTGCTAAGATCTATTCCACCTTGAATGAAATCCTCCGTAGAGGCGGAGTTTACAAGAATGGCGCTGTTGTATGTCATCTTGATCTTAGTCATCCAGATGTACTTGAGTTTATTACTGCTAGTCGGGCTGAGCTTCCTTGGGTTAAGCGTTGTGTCAACATTAACCAGCGTTGGTGGGAACTCGCAGACCAAGAAGTAAAGGTTGCCCTGCTTGAAGGTATCAAGCGTGGTGACATTTGGCTCAACAAAACTAAGGTTGATAAGAATGGAAATCGAATCAGGGGTAACGTTTGCTTGGAAGTGTACCTGCCCTCAAGGGGTACCTGTCTACTTCAACATGTTAACCTCGGCCAGTGCGAACTCGATGACATTCAAAGTGCGTTTGTTAACGGAATGTCCGAACTGTGCTCACTACACGGCAGAACAGATGTTGGAGCAAGCGGAGAATACCTCCCTCCAGAGACTGATCGCCAAGTCGGTCTCGGAATGCTGGGGCTCGCCAACCTTCTCCGACAAAGTGGAGTAACTTACAAACAGTTTGGTAAGGCACTGGCTGATATCAATAGCGGTGGTGAGTATGAGATCACACCTGCTCATATACTTGGCAAAGAGATTGCTGCTGGTATCAAAGCAGCTGCTCAGGTAGCACGTTTCAATAACATGGATCGGGCTTTCGCTATTGCCCCTACAGCGTCCTGTAGCTATCGTTATACCGATCTTGATGGGTACACTACCTGTCCTGAGATCGCACCTCCCATTGCCCGCCAGGTGGACCGTGATAGCGGTACGTTTGGTGTCCAGAGCTTCGACTATGGTCCTGTTGAGATCGCATCTGAAGTTGGCTGGGATGATTATAAAGCAGTGTGTGATGGTATCATTACCCTGCTAGATAAGACCGGACTGTTGCATGGTTATTCATTCAACAGCTGGTCAGATGTGGTTACCTATGATGAGCAATTCATCGAAGATTGGTTGGCAAGCCCACAGACTTCTCTTTACTATTCGCTTCAGGTAATGAGCGACGTTCAAGATAAGTCTGATGCCTATGCCGCATTGGATGAAGGCGACGTTGACGCATACCTGGAGTCACTTCTTAATGATCCTGCTCCTGATTGTAATTGCGGCGAATGAACCCCTATCAAAAACTATTAAATCGTAAACGTAAGTGGTCTCCAGTACAGACCACAGCTGGTAAACTTGCTGATGGTGCGGAAGAAACTATCTACCGTGCCTTAGCTATTCGGCATATGGAACTGCCGGTTGGTGACTTTATCAAAGATGCTATTAAAAATGAAGTTCCGAAAATGGCAAGGGATCTCCTTTTGTCCAATATCAAGGACGAAGAGAACCACGACCTTGCTCTCGGCTACATCGCCAACGCTATCGGCGTTGATGAAAAAGCTGAAGCTGAAGCGAAAAAACTCCGTGATGCCTGGATTGCTCATCCAGATCACACGCTCCTCAAAGCACTTGTTGCCGAGCGTGCAGTTTTCTTCGTGCTCCTCCCGTTCTTCCGATTTAACGGTGATGCTGGTCTCCGAACAGTAAGTGCTGATATTAGTCGTGATGAACAAGTACATGTGGCAACGAATAGCTTGGTATGTACTGAGCTTGGTCTCAATTGGAGTCCTTCTCTCGATAAGCTCCGGAAGGCAACTATTAACTGGGTTCTTGAACCACTAGGTAGAAATACTTCCAATAAATATTTGGACAAAAAATTTTGGCTGGATTCCAGCGACAACTTAATGTATCAGGGCAAGGCTCCCGAACTTTCTGACACACGTAGAGCTAGGATGCCTGCTTTCTTTGAACATGCAAACCCCAATCTCCCTCAGTATGCTTGAGACCCACGGTCTCCAGCTAACTGCTATTCTCCAACAACTTGAAGAGAACTTCCCACCACTTAATCCCCACCCGGATGACTCACACTCATTAATTATGTACCGCTCCGGTCAACGTTCAGTTGTGGAGTGGATTCAACACTACCTCACTGAAGAGAACAATGGCTAAAAACAACCAAGCGCAACGAGAGCGTGAGCGTGAGCGTGAGCGTCAGCAACGAGAACGTGAGCGTGAGCGTCAGCAACAAGAACGAGAACGGGAACGTGAGCGTGAACGAGAACGTGAGCGTCAGCAACGAGAACGTGAACGAGAGCGTGAACGAGAACGTGAACGTGAACGTCAACAACGGGAACGTGAACAACGTGAGCGTCAACAACGGGAACGTGAACAACGTGAGCGTCAACAACGTGAGGCTCAGCAGCGGGCTGAGCAGCAACGTCGTCAAGCTGAACAGCAGCGTAAAGCTCAGCAAGAACGTAAAGCTGCTCAAGAACGTAAAGCTGCTCAAGAACGTAAAGCTGCTCAAGAACGTAAAGCTGCTCAAGAACGTAAAGCTGCACAAGAACGTAAAGCTGCACAAGAACGTAAAGCAGCTCAAGAACGTAAAGCAGCTCAAGAACGTAAAGCTGCACAAGAACGTAAAGCAGCTCAAGAGCGTAAGGCTAAAGAAGATCTTAAAATTAAAAAAGATCAACAAGCTAAGCAGCAACGAGAACGTGAACGTCAGCAACGTGAACGTCAGCAACGTGAACGTCAGCAACGTGAACGTCAGCAACGTGAACGTCAGCAACGTGAGCGTGAGCAGCGGGCTGAGCAACAACGCCGTAAAGCTAAAGAAGATCTTAAAATTAAACAGGATCGACAAGCTAAACAGCAACGAGATCAACAAGCTAAACAGCAACGAGATCAACAAGCTAAACAGCAACGAGATCAACAAGCTAAACAGCAACGTGAACGCCAAGCTCAACAGAACAAAAACAAAAACACTGGTAATGTAAAGAAGGTTATTCGTGAGGCTGGTCAAGACATCTCTAGAAAAGAGATGAAGGACATCATCAAAGCAGCTGGTGGTGATGTTAAAACAGCACTTAATCGTATTGATTCTGTTCAGCAGAATATGAAGGAGAAAGGTGGTGTTGTACCTAACCTTGCTTCTGGTGCTGCAAACATGTTGATCAAACAGGCAGAGGAATCACCCCTTCGTACTGGCACTGACTTTGGTGATAGCAAGCTGGGACAAACTTTGCAGGGTATGGTAGCACAACCTGCTTCATCTGGTGCGATGATTGAAGGTCAGCGGGTTGGAGCAACACCAGCACAAGCCGGCTCTTTAGTCCCTGGCGGGATGGTGATCCGTCCTGGTGGTAACCTGGCTGTAAATCCGACAACAGCGGTAACACCTACCCCTACTCCTACCCCTACTCCTACCCCTACTCCTACCCCTACTCCTACCCCCACACCTACTACTACTACCGAAGAAACTCCAGTCAATCAGTATCAAGAAGTAATTGATGCGCTGACCAATCAGATTACTGGTCTAGAAGATACGATCGCCCTGAACGATCAGTACATGCAAGACTTCATTAATCAAACCACTCAACAAGCTCAGCTACAAGCTCAGCAAATGAGTGAGATGTTTGGCACACAGCTTGCTGAACAAGAAGCGCGGTATCAACAAGGGGTACAACAAGCTGATCTTCTTGCTCAACAGGAACAGGAAGCTGCACGTGCCTTTATGATCAATCAAAATCGTATGATTAATCCTGCTAACCTCCAGATTGGTGCTACCTATGGTGCACCTCAACTGGCTGGTACTCAAGGATTTAAGTATCGTCCACGAACTACCACTTCTCAAGGGACTACTGCTTTCACTGCACCTACCTTGGCTGCAGCAGCAATGACCCCTCAACAACAACTACAACCTACAGTACTTAACGTCTGATGTCTGCTAAAATACGTTATGACAGACTGTCTTCAGACCGTGCCCAGTTCCTTAACACTGCTAGACAAGCAGCAGATCTAACTCTACCTTACCTTATTCGAGAGGATGAGGTTTATACCAAAGGTTCTATCAAACTAACAACTCCGTGGCAAAGCGTTGGTTCTAAAGGGGTAGTCACTCTGGCATCTAAATTGATGCTAGCTCTACTACCTCCTCAAACCAGCTTCTTTAAACTACAGGTTAATGATATCAACCTTGGTCAAGAACTAGGTCCTGAAATTAGATCAGAACTTGACTTGTCGTTTGCTAAAGTAGAGCGCACTATCATGGAAGCTATTGCAGCTTCTGGTGATCGTGTTGTTGTACACCAAGCACTAAAGCATCTTGTTGTAGCTGGTAATGCTCTTATCTTTATGGGTAAGGATGGACTTAAACTTTATCCTTTGAACCGTTATGTAGTAGATAGAGATGGCAACGGTAATGTTATTGAGATCGTAACAAAGGAGACAGTCTCGAAAAAATTACTCAAAAAATTTTACCCCAATTATACTGAGACTCAACCTAATGAACCCATGGTGGATTCACGGGCTCAAGATGATGAGGTAGATGTTTATACCCATTGTACTCTTGATAACAATCGTTGGATTTGGCATCAAGAAGTAAATGGTGAAGAGCTTCCTGGGTCTCAAGGTAAAGCTCCAAAAGAATCAAGCCCTTGGTTGGTCCTTAGGTTTAACCACGTTGATGGTGAAGTCTATGGACGTGGTAGGGTAGAAGAGTTTATCGGTGACCTTAAGTCACTTGAAGCACTCTCTCAGGCAGTCGTAGAAGGCTCTGCAGCAGCCGCTAAAGTTGTCTTCACTGTATCACCCTCAAGCACTACCAAACCAGCCACGCTGGCTAAGGCAGGCAACGGTGCGATTATCCAAGGAAGACCTGATGATATCGGTGTTGTACAAGTTGGTAAGACAGCTGACTTCCAAACAGCCTATCAAATGATTGGCACACTATCTCAACGTCTTAGTGATGCTTTTCTTGTGCTTACTGTACGACAAAGTGAGCGCACTACAGCTGAAGAAGTACGCCTCACTCAACTTGAACTTGAACAACAACTTGGTGGACTATTTTCTCTACTTACTGTAGAGTTCCTTGTACCTTACCTTAATCGTAAACTTAGTGTTGCACAAAAGGTAGGAGACATACCTCGTCTACCTAAAGGTGATATCGTTAAGCCGACTATTGTCGCTGGTATTAATGCACTTGGTCGTGGACAAGACCGTGAAAGTCTTGGACAATTCCTTGCTACCATTGCTCAAACAATGGGACCTGAAGCCATTCAAACTTACATCAATCCTGAAGAAGTTATCAAACGTCTTGCAGCTTCTCAAGGTATTGAAGTATTGAACTTGGTTAAGACAATGCAAGAAGTTCAGCAACAACAACAAGCCGCTATGCAGCAACAGCAGCAGATGGCTATGACACAACAAGCTGGACAACTAGCACAAGTTGAGCAACGTCGTGAACAATCAAACGTAGAGATGGCTCAACAAATGATGCAACAACCACCACAATAATAACCACCAAACATGAGTGAAACCCTAACTTATAACGATGCACCTGCAGATCAAGGTGAACTGAACGCTGATGAACAGGACTCCCTGGCTGTAGCCGAAGCGGCTGAAGGTGAGCGTACACAGATGTATGCTGGTAAGTTCAAAGATGCTCAATCTCTTGAACAAGCTTACATTGAACTTCAAAAGAAACTAGGTGAACCACGAGATGAATCAGCACAAGATGATGATGATAGTGGAGAAGAGTATGAAGAAGAAGATCAGACTGAGGAAAACCCTGAAGACAACATCCTGACTCAAGAACAAGCAGACAAACTGTTTGAAATGGTAGGTGGTAAGAAAGCCTATCAAGCTATGATTGAATGGGCTGGTCAAAGTCTTTCTGAAGGGGAGATCCAAATGTACGATTCAGTAATGGGTCGTGGTGATCCCAGTGCTATCTTTTTTGCTGTTCAAGCCTTGGCTAGTAAGTACAACGATGCTGTTGGTAAAGACGGTAACCTGTTGACTGGACGTAGTGCTAGCAAAGAGGGTTCTGCTTTCCGTAGTCAAGCTGAGCTTGTTCAAGCTATGAGTGACCCTCGTTACGATAAAGATCCTGCATATCGTCAGGACGTTATGCGTAAACTGGAAAACTCTGACCTTCAATTCTGATGAACGACACTAACATCTGGGCTAAAGAACCCCCTATCTACATGGACCCTAACTATCTCGAATCTCATAACGAACGTGCTGAGCGTCTGAATGGTCGCCTTGCTATGCTTGGTGTCATCGCAGCAATCGGTGCTTATGTCACCACTGGTCAACTGATTCCTGGAGTATTCTAATGTCTTGCGGAAAGAAAGGACACAAAGGCGGCGGTAAGAAAAAGTAACCGTCACAACCCGTTGGTTCTGCGAGTGGGCTAACGGGTAGTAGGAGCAATCAATATTAAAGTTCTTCGCTTTATTATTATGATTCCTGTTCTAACTACTCTATCGGTGATCGCTAGCTGGTATGGTCCTGGCTTCCATGGTAACCTTACTGCTAACGGTGAGCGGTATAATCAACATGCCCTTACTACTGCGCACAAGACACTACCCTTTGGAACTAAACTTCGTGTTTGTTTCAAGAGGTGTGCCGTTGTTCGGGTGAATGATCGTGGTCCCTACATTCCTGGTAGGAACCTAGATCTAAGTAAAGGTGCGGCTGATGCTATCGGTCTCACTGGTTCTGGAGTTGGACAAGTCAAAGTAACTCGTCTTAATTAACTTCAAATTATGACTGCAACAATCGCAGCCCCTCAGTCCCAAGAATCGCCTTGGGACATTTTTTGTAACTGGGTCACCTCGACCGACAACCGTCTTTATCTGGGCTGGTTTGGAGTACTGATGATTCCGTGTCTCCTTGCAGCCACCATTTGTTTTATCATCGCCTTCATTGCCGCACCTCCGGTGGACATTGATGGTATTCGTGAGCCTGTAGCTGGCTCTCTTCTCTATGGAAACAACATCATATCGGGAGCCGTCGTTCCGAGCAGCAATGCCATCGGACTACACTTCTACCCAATTTGGGAAGCTAATTCACTTGATGAATGGCTCTACAACGGGGGTCCGTTCCAACTCACAGTGTTCCACTTCCTCATTGGCATCTATGCTTACATGGGACGGGAGTGGGAACTTAGCTATCGACTAGGAATGAGGCCTTGGATCTATGTTGCATATTCAGCTCCAGTTGCAGCCGCTACCGCTGTATTCCTTATCTACCCGTTCGGTCAAGGTAGCTTCTCAGATGCTATGCCTCTCGGCATATCTGGTACGTTCAACTACATGTTGGTGTTCCAAGCCGAACATAACATTCTCATGCACCCGTTCCATATGCTCGGTGTTGCTGGCGTGTTCGGTGGGTCCCTATTTAGTGCAATGCATGGTTCGCTGGTTACGTCCTCGCTTGTGCGTGAGACTACTGAAACGGAAAGTCAAAACTATGGCTACAAGTTTGGTCAAGAGGAAGAGACGTACAACATTGTGGCTGCTCATGGATATTTTGGCCGCCTCATTTTTCAGTACGCTTCTTTTAACAACAGCCGCTCCCTTCACTTTTTCCTGGCTGCTTGGCCTGTTGTTGGTATTTGGTTTGCTGCTTTGGGTGTTAGTACTATGGCGTTTAATCTGAACGGTTTTAACTTCAACCAATCCCTGCTTGACAACAATGGTCGCGTCATTAACACCTGGGCAGACATTCTCAACCGTGCTAACCTCGGTTTTGAGGTGATGCACGAGCGTAACGCTCACAACTTCCCGCTTGACCTTGCTGCAGCAAACACAACTCCTGTGGCACTCACTGCTCCGGTGATTGGCTAATGGCTAAACGTGGTCTCTATGCAAACATCCATGCTAAACGGATGCGTATCAGACAAGGGTCTGGTGAGAAGATGAGGAAGCCAGGAAGCGAAGGTGCTCCTACGGCTGCTCAGTTTAAAAAGGCAGCTAAGACTGCTAAGAAGAAGTAGGTAAGTAAGCAACGTACGTTCATTCCCGCTCGGTATTATCTGCATTGATTGCTCCGCAAAACATGCATTGTCTTACCGTTCGGGAACGCATACCGCCTGAGCATGGAACGGGGCTCAGACACTTCTTTCCTAACAATGACACAAGTCGAATTGGATGCCCGTGTACGGGAGCAGAAAGCTGCTGAAAAGGAGCAGAAGCTGAAGTATCGCGGCGTTGCTTACACACCTAAACAAAAATAGTTCCCGCAGTGCGTGCTAACGCACACTAATCGGGCTGAAATCCACAACGATGTGGTGTCCCCAGTAGTTCAAAAGTAAGAACACCAGAAAGATAAACTGATAATGTGATGGTGCAAATCCTCACCTGGGTATTGACTATTGGCCGGTACGCCGATAACCTTTAGTCATGACGGTCTGGAGAGACAGACAATTTTCAAAAAACTTGAATGACAATGAATCCTGAAAATTCGTTGTAATTCCTATGCGCATAGGGAGATGTAAACAACTCTCTCTTAACTATTGTGGCTTTTCAATCTTCTGTGAACCCCGCACAACTGACTGTACCGGGTTCAGATAATTTCGGCGCGGATCGCCGTGCCCTTTACCTGAAACTGTTTTCGGGTGAAATGTTCAAAGGTTTCCAGAACAATACTATTGCTCGGGACCTGATCATGAAGCGTACCCTGAAGAACGGCAAATCTCTGCAGTTCATCTTCACGGGTCGTACTAAGTCGGAGTTCCATACTCCTGGTAACAGCATCCTGGGTGATACCAATGGTGCACCCCCGGTGGCTGAGAAGACTATCACCTGTGATGATCTTCTGATTAGCTCTGCTTTCGTGTATGAGCTGGATGAAGTTCTGGCACATTATGATCTCCGTTCTGAGATTAGCCGTAAGATCGGTTATGCTCTGGCTGAGAAGTATGACCGCCTTGCTTTCCGTGCTATCACTCGTGGTGCTCGTAAGGCTAGCCCCATCACCGCTACCAACTATGTAGAGCCCGGTGGTACTCAGATTCGTGTGGGTTCTACCACTAACGATTCTGATGCTTATGTGGCTGCTAATCTGGTGGCTGCATTCTATGATGCTGCTGCTGCTCTGGATGAGAAGGGTGTGTCTAGCGACGGTCGTGTGGCTGTGCTCAACCCCCGTCAGTACTATGAGCTGATTCAAGCTGTTGGTACTAACGGTCTGGTGAACCGTGATGTCCAAGGTGATGCCCTGCAGAAGGGTAATGGTATCATCGAGATCGCTGGTATCAAGATCTACAAGTCCATGAACATTCCGTTCCTGGGTAAGTATGGTACTGCTTATGGTGGTACTACTGGTGTGACCGATCCTGGTAACACTGGTGACTTCGTTGGCGAAGCCCTGGAGAACGCCTCTGATGCTTCTACTGGTATCAACAACGATTATGGTACTGCCCTTGAGGTTGGTTCCAAGTCCTGCGGTCTGATCTTCCAGAAGGAAGCAGCCGGTATGGTGGAAGCCATCGGTCCTCAGGTGCAAGTCACCAGCGGCGATGTGTCCGTCATCTATCAAGGTGATGTGATGCTGGGTCGTCTGGCTTGCGGTTGTGACTATCTGAACCCTGCTGCAGCTGTTGAGCTGTACGTGGGTGCTACTGCTCCTACCGCTTTCTGATCTTAATATCAAATACGGGAGCCTCTTCGGGGGCTCCTTTTTTTTAATTCCTTATTGAGAATTAGTCTTATTATCAATTATGCCTTTCCCTACTACTGGCTCCAACACTGAGCTACAAGCTGTTAA